TAAACTTTATATTATTTTGTTGTTTTAGAGCATCATAAGCATCCTTTATACCAAAAAGCTCCCCACAGACAGATCTGTAAGGAGCTTCGTATAAAGATACTTTTTCTTGTTCATCACCAGGCAGAAAGCCTATATCTCTAGTAGATACTACAGATCTAACTATAAATATATCATTATAATCTGATGAAGGATCTAATACTTCTTCCAACGCTAAATATAAGGATAAAAATGTTTTACCAGTTCCTGCTATACCATGAAGTAATAGATGTTGATTTGCTCTATATGCTTCATAAGTTTTTCTTTGATTATCTGTAATAGGTGAGAATGTCTGTAGATCATCTATTCTCACTTTTTTAAGTGGCTGTGCTTTACCATTGTTACTATTATTATTTCCGTTACCCAAGTAGTGAGTCTCCTTTAATTAGTATCAGATTCTAAAAAATCTAATAACTCATTATAGCCTCCTACATACTTATCATCAATAAAAATTTGTGGAACAGTGCGGGCATTGGGCACTGCTTCTAAAAATTGCTCTTTGGTATACTCTTTTCCGATTACCTTTTCTTCATAATCAATTTTAAGTATATTTAGAGTAGTCTTAGCTTTAACACAAAAATTACAAGTTGATGTGCTCCAAATAGTTGCTCTCATAGTTTATCTCCTTGAATCTTTAACTGTGATATTAGTTATGTAGGGATTATCAATAATAAATAATATAACTTTTGATACTTCTTCTACATCTAATACATAATCATTGTTATATAAATTAGGTGCTTTACTAGTTTGATGAAAGTTTGTTTTTATTCTTCTAGGTACTATTTCTACAAATCTAAAACTATGTTTCATATCTTTTGTTACTGCTTTAGTAAAACAACTCAAACCACTTTTAGTAGTAAAATAGGTAGCAGTATTCTTTTTTATATCATCTATGCAGCCACTAGTAATATTTATTACAGTGCCTTTACAGTTTTGATTAATAAATTGGTGAGTCAGTAACATAGGACTAAGTAAATTTACATTAACTTGACTAATTATATCAGATTGTGTCATATCATTAAAAGATTTACCCATTCCTAACTCATGACCTGCGTTATTTATCAGTATATCTATATTACTAAGATCAATAGATTGTACTGATATTATATCATTTAAGTCAAATTCAGGTCTATTTATAGATACAACTGTATCACCTCTTTTAGCTAATGCTATTTTTGTAGATTTACCTATTCCTTTAGATGTTCCAGTTATGGCTACTGTAACTATTTACCTATTCCTCTATCAATCAATTTCATAACTTCTTCAAATGAATTATATTCCACTTATACTAACTCCTGAATCAGAAACATATCTAGGATTAAACTCTCCATCTGGATGACGATCTTTTAGTTTTTCAAAGTTTTTTGCTATCACTTCGTTAGGATCTAAATGTAATGCTAAACAGTTTTGAATCCAATACCACATAATATCTCCTAGTTCACTTTCTAATCTATCTTTAAATTCTTGATTAAATGGTTTGCCATGAAACATTAGTTTTTTAACTAATTCATTATATTCACCTACTTCTCCGCTAATTCCTATAGCTCCAGTAAGTATTCTAGAAGGGTGAGGAAGTCCCATATCTTCTAATTCAGTAAGTCTATCTCTAGTATCATTTAACGACTTAGATGTTTCTGATGTTACACCATCTACAAACTCTTTATACTTATTTAGATCAATCATGCTCGCCATTCAACCTTCTACCATTATATCCATCAATACGTTTAAATACTCCTGGATTACGTCTTGCAGTATCAAACGTGCCTACGGTAATTACAATAGCTCCTAGTAGAAACGTATGAGCAATTGCATTAATTCCCCAGAACCAAATACTACCCATATAAAGGGAGCATACTGTTACCCACATCCACGCAAGAATTTGCATAATTAAATGTCTAACTTGTAGATTAGGTATATTTTTTAATGGATTAATATTAGCATCCATAACACTATTCCATGATTCATAAATATATTCTCTCATTTTCTATCCTATTTAGTATTTCTATTTTTCTATCGTCAGTGGCTATAAACCACTCTCTAATTTCATCTTGAGTCCTTCCGCAACCAGTGCATACCCCCTTTACGAGGGCACACACTTTTTGGCAGGGAGATATTACACTAGACAAGCATCACCATCACAGAACTTGTTTGCATCTTGATTATCACCTTCATGGTTTAGTAAGGTAAAGTCAAGAGCACCCAATGTTGCTGCGTAGGCTTCAATCTCTTCTCTTGCTGCAGGAGTATATGGTGCTTGCGCATAACCATGCTCTGACAAAGGAAGTAATGACACACCTTTAAGACGTGAATCATAACAAGATAAAGCACGAGCTATTTGATCAGCTTCATCTTGTTTAAATGTAATAGTAATAGATACTTGGTTATCAGCCCAGTAATGCTGTAAATCTACAGCATTAGCAAACTGTTCCCAGATGGATACAGATGTTTTAGCTACTGTTCCTACTTCATGCAGCACTGGAAAATATACTACAACTGTACGAACAGGATCACTAACTGCAGGCTCAATTCTATAACCTGCATCAGCAAGAATCTGTACTAATGGGGAGATAGTAGCAAGTCTGATTGTACGATAATAAGACTCTGACTCAGCATAGTGAATACCTGGAAGTGCTCCAGCTACTAATGATACTGTTCCTGACGGTTTAACAGATGTAGTTTTGACTGATAAAGGTACGCCCATCCACTCAGAATATTTTTTATCAATATACTGAATATAGTTAAACGCTTGATCACAGAACTCATCAAGATATTTACGACGACCAAACTTAAGAATTGCTTCTTGAATACCACTTTGTGAAGCACCAATACGACGATTACGTTTGATAACATCATTAGTGTCTTGCCAATGAGTAGACATAAGAGTAACTGTTTTAGCATACAAATAAGCAAACTTTAGTGTACGTTGATAATCCCAGTAATCTTCATGTTTAGCAGGAAAAGTTTCTACTAAGCAACATAGCTCATATGACTCAAGAGATTGTTCAAGACATGGATTACCGCCTTGTACTCGTCTATCTTTCCAGTCTGCTGGATCTTTCATACGGCTATATTTCTGCATATTCTCCAACCAAGCAAAACCTGGTTCACCAGAGATAGCAATAGATTTAGCTGCTTCTGTATAGTCTTGTCCTACTTCTGCAAAAATAGAGTTATTAGAAGCCCAACGCCATCCACCAAACTTATAAGACCATTCATAATGCTCATACTGTTTTGCAATTTTACCTCTTGCATCCCAGTCACCATTATATGTATCATAATCTTCTTCACTTAGTTCTTTGAGTTCTAGTGGAGCTACTGAACCAGTTTCTACACCAGCTTGTTGCCAATCTTTCATACGCATAAATGCTGTATCATCAGGTTCTCCAAATGCAATCTCAGCAGTTCTACGTACATTACCAGCTACTACAATTTTACCAATCATATTCATAATATCAGTAATATCTACAGAGGTAATCAACGGATTATTAGAGCGTGCCCTACTTTCAAGGATACCTTTAATACCGTTAAATCCTTGAATCAAGGGCTCTGGACCAGAAGCTACACCACCGAATCCTACAATAGGTTCTCCATAGGCTCTTACTTCACTAGTATCCATTTGTACTGGTGCTGATCCTTCATCCATGTATGAATCAATTAAGCAAGAAATAGCTTCGACCCATCCTTCACGAGAATCTTCTACCCTAACCAACTCAGGTGAGCCTTCTGGAATATTCGATGCAATCTTTCCAGCACCTTTAGTATCAAAACCTACACCAACACCTACCATAGACATATCCATAAGGAAAGCAAATGATTTAGACATTTCAGCGTCAATATTTTCTGTTGATACAAATGCACAATTATTAAGAGCTGCGCCGCCTTTATCCCAGATAAAAGGAGTACCCATCATCCACAATCCACGACCAGGAGGCATCCATTTAAATTCGAATAATCTCTCTGCTGCTTCTTCTGCGAGTTTGTGCGCTCGCTTCTCATCCCATGTAATATACGAGGATACTGAGTTAGTTTTAAGAATCGAGAACGATCCTTCCATAACTCTAATTACGCAATCTGCCCATGTCTCAAGATTACCAGTATCTTCCATCTTGCGAGCGTACGTACGATAGTATGTAAATTCTGATAGGCCACCAAAGCCCCAATTTACCGATC